GGTGTAAGAAACGCAGTTTATAATAGAAAAAAGAGAAAAAAATCAAGAGATATTAGCAATACTAACGCAGGTGGAGTTATGGAATCAGCATTTAATCAAAATCCACCTAACGCACAAAGATTGAATAACAAATCAAATGCAATTAGAAAACTAAACAAGGTACATGCCTTAATGAAGTTAAACAAAGTAAAAACACAATTAGATGGTGGATTTGGTGAAGAATCTGCTTCTACAAGACATGCAACTAACTATAAGGAGGGTGTCAGAAAATTACCAAAAACAGGTAAATCCCCAATAGAAGGAGGTGATCAAGGTACTTGGAACACACATAACTATCCAAATATAACAGATGATGCTAGACTTGTTCCGTCAAGTGAATCAACATCTTGGGAAGTAAATGATGATAATGAACGAAAAAGAATACAGAGACAAGGAACAAAACAATTACCAAAGGGTGGTAAATCACCAAAAGATTTGGGTAAAGCATTGGCTGAACTTAAAAAACTACATATTTCAGGTGGATTAGGCTCAAGAGGTCTAGGTTCAGAAGGTGGATATACACAAGGTTCAGGAGAATCTACACAGGTAAGCAATACCCGTAAAAGACCTGAAGATGATAGGGTTAAAGTTAAGGCAAAAGGCAAATATGAACAAGGTGGTAGATATTTTAATTCTTATGAAGTACCTGTAGGTGATGTTCCTAATGTAGAAGGTACAACTTTAAGACAAGGTAAACCACAAACTAAAGAATCAAAAAGAAGAAGAGCAGCAACTAGATTAATGGGTGATGCAAAACAAAGAAAAGTTATGAGTAATTTTAGTAATTTTCAAAATATGGTAAATCCTGACAAAAAAACAATAAAAGAAAGAAAATTAGACGAAGAAAGGACAAATAGATTATATAACGATTAATATAAATCTTCCCACAATCTTTATAAACCCCCTATATCTTAAATCAATATACATGACTCTTGAAGAACTTAGAAAAGAAGATCATGAAGACGAAGAAAAAGAAGAGAAAGAAGAAGATGAAGTAGAATCAAAAGAGAAATCCTTTGATGAAGCATTAATCGAAACTCTCTCAACTTTAACTGAACATGTGAAAGCATTGTCAGATTCTCAAGCCGAATTAGAGTCTAAAGTCGAAAAAGCACTCTATGAGGAAAGCGACGCACAGTTAAACATCAAACCAAAAGAATCAGATTCTGAAGACATTGGTGCTGATGTTACTGTACCAGATACATATCAATCAAATTCTGTTCAAGCAGGATTAGATGATGATAAATCTGGAGAAGACAAACCAGAAAGTGATGATAACGGACTAGCTATGCAACAAAAAGCTAATTTTGATTTCACCACAGAAACACCTAGACCAAGTGCATCTGTCGAAAACGTAAACAAATCTGCTAACGTAGAATTGAATATGGTTTTGAAAGATGCAAGAGCTCAAGGTTATGAAGGTTTATCTACCGTAGCAAAAAGAATCTTAGCAGGCGATTACGGTTCTCCTTCGGAAAACGACGGAGGTATATATTAAAATGCCTAAAATACAAACAATCGACGAACTAGAAGCACTCTATTATGGATATAATAGAAACCTCATTAGAAAAGCTGACGCTCCAATCACAACATCAACTACAGGTACATTCAATGCCGTATTTGGTGCTTATGCATGGGCTCAACTTAACTTAGAGGCAAACGCCTTTGGTATCCTTCCAAAAGTCCCTTGGGACAAATCTGGTTGGAGAACTATAACTGCAAAACCAACATTGAATACAACCAATGGTAACACCACATTAGGTGGTACAGCAGAAGGTGGACAAATTGCTGAAACAGTAAAGCCAACTTTACAAGAGATCGATATCCGTCCAAAGACAGCTCAGTTGCCTTTCAGTGCATCTGAAGTTATGGAATGGCTCGCAACTCACAGTAAAGACGATATTTGGGGAGGCTTAGGCTCACTCAGATTATACATGGCAGTTCAGCACAAAGAATTCATCAATAGAATGTTGCTAGCAGATGTTGAAAGTGCAGCAGCAGGAGCCAGTGGTAACTACACAGGAACTACTGACTTTGAAACCCTAGATAGAATTATTTCTTCACACGCTGAAGAAAATGCTCTAGGTGGCTCACACGCAAACTTCTACAACTGTTGGGAAGAAGGAAATGCAGGTATTAACAGAAATACCAGTGCACAACCTGCTTTCGACTGTACTGTAGAATCAGCTTCAGGTACAATAGGTACTGATGGTGTCCTTACCGACGATACATTACGAACTTTCCTCAGAAAGATCCGTATTGCAGCAGGTAAAGATCCAAACGTATTCCTAGGTAGCCACGAAGTTTATTCCGAAATCCAAGGCTTGTACATGCCTTCTGTAAGGGTTGCAAATCCATACGGTGAGAGCTTAGTACAAATCGACGTAAACGGAATTCAAACATTCAAGGGTACTGGAGTAGGTATTCACGTAGATTCCATCTATGGAGTTCCATTCATTCCAACCAAAGACGCACCTTCTGGTGGCGGTGATGAGGTAGGAAGACTCTTCGCATTAGATACATCTGATGCAGAAGGATATGGTTATCCAAGAATCGGAATTCAAGTAGCAATTCCTACAGAGTATTACGAAGCAACCCGAAGAACTCCTGCATACCCATTCGTCAACAATGCATTTGTTGAGAAAGGTGTTTACAGAACTATGGGTGAAACTGTATGTCGTCACTTCAAATCTCAAGGTAAGATCAGAGATATCAAACTCTAGTCAAACCACAAACCATTTTTTTATTTTTTAGTTACATTTATAACACGGTGCCACATGTTATTTTCTAATGATTAAATCAACTTTCGCAATAGTTGCAATTCTAGCAATAGGTGTAACTTTTGCACACGCAGAAGAATCAGTAGTACAAGTGCCATTTGAATATCATGGTCAATCTTGTTGGTTAGAATCTGATACAATCTATCAATGTACTTGGGAAGGCATAATCAAACCATTGACAGTTGAAGAACTTGAATTATTTCAAAATGTATTAACTGAGGAACAATATGAAGCAGAGTTAGAAAAACTCACAGCAGTTCCAGAACCAGAAGTTGTTGTAGATGACAGAACTCCTGAAGAAAAATTAATTGACAAACTTCAAAAGAAATTGTTTAAGGGAGAAGCTGATGCAACAGAGGCAACACATCTAAGATTGTTAAAACAACTAGATGAATGTCAACGTGGACTTGGTAACAGTGCAGCAATACAGGACAGAACCTCATTTGTTATCTCAGAGTTTGAACATGGCAAGTACAATAACATTGAGATAAAAGGTCAAGTAGGAGACTTGCTCCAGGCAATTCAAGAATGTAAAGCACAGCAAACATTGGAACACTATGTACTAAGTGAGGAATACAAAAACAAAGCCAATGGTGCTGATGATGTATTCTATGATCACTTGGGAGCATGGAAAGGAATTCAGGCACTAGATTACGAGTTATACACCAAAAACTCTGAGAGATTAGATTTGCGACCTATTTGTAATAGTTGGCTATATGCTGACACTCACAAGGTTGAAATGGGCTGTGAAAATGTATATGAGTATGAGGGAAAGACAAATGTCAATCCTAAAGGCTACATAACCTACTACTCACAAGCACATTCAGAGTATCAACAATACTTGAATGAGAATAGCAGATACGCAACTACTGAGGACAAACAAATCCAAGAACAGATAGCACAGCCTATATTAGAGGAAATGCTTGAAGAGAATACTTGGTATAATAGGGAATAATCCCCCTTTTTTATTTATCTTTATATAATAGTAGTATTTATATCAATCAATGACAACTGTTATACAAAACGCCAATCATAAAAGTCTAACTGGCAAGACACTATCTATTCAAAGTGAACTGACTTCAAAATTAAAATCAGTAGTAGTCGACGTAACTTTCGGAGGATCTGAAAACTATACTACAAATGGAGTAGTAGTCGACCTTTCTTTGGGTGGTAGAATCGATACTGTTATCGCAGCACAAGTCTACGATGGCAATAAAGGTTTACTCTTGCAATATGCCCCTGCAACAGGTAATGCTGCTGCAACAGGTAAAATAAAGTGTTATGGTGAAGACCACACTGCTAAAGGTTCAGAAGCAAGAGCATTTGCTGAATTAGCAAACGCTTCAACTGCAACACAAGGCATGACTTTTAAAGTACGAGTACTAGGTTTCTAGTCTCTTTTTTTTATTTTTTAAAAAGTTAATTAACTTAGCTTAATTAAGTTAGCTAACTTTACATGCGTTAATTAAGAGTTAATTAGTGCTCATTTTTTCCTTAAAGTTTATATATTTAGTGTATTTATCATAATCATGGGTACTGAAAATCATAATGCAGTAACAGTTGGAGCTTCAGATACTACAATTAAATCCAGTCATGGTGTTGTTGTGGCAGTTCATGTAACACTTGTTGGTGCTTCAGGAGATAAACTCGTATTAAGAAATGGTACATCAAACTCAGATCCTGTTGAGTTTGAAGTACATGGTGAAGGTATTCAAAATGTAATTGAGATTAACAGAAGATTTGAAGACGGTATTAGAGCAGATTTCACTGGTTCTACAGCAAGATATATAGTAGTTTATAAGTAGAAAATTTAAATAATAAGTAACCTTTATAAAATTATGACTACAACCTATTGTACGGTAGCCGATGTATCAGATTTTCTTCGTGTTCCAATCACTGCTACTACTACTCCAAATAAGACTCAGGTGGAGAAAATTATCAATAGGAAGGAAGAAGAACTTGACAGAAGAATAGGTCATACGTTTGGAAGAACAAAAACAGCATCTAAGGAAATTCATGATTTGCCTTTACTCTATACTTATGGTTGGGGTTCACCTATATTTTTAAGACATAGAGAAGTCAAAGATATTGATGCAAGTGAAGGTGATAAAATAGAAGTTTGGAATGGTAGTACTTATGAAGATCAAACAGCAAACACAGGAAATATTCATAATCTTGAAGGTGAACTTGGTAAATTATATTTTCGTGGTTATATATTTACAATAATGAGAAAAAGTAGAATTAGAGTTACATATCGTTATGGTTCTGCAACAGTTCCTCCTGATGTAGCTGATGCATGTATTAAACTCACTGCAATAGATTTAATTAATTCTAGTTTTCGTATGGATATTTTGCCAGTTGGAGCAAATGGTGTTGATTGGTCAGCATCTAAATCTGATTGGAGAGCTGATATTGAAAACTGTGTAGATAATCGTCAGGAATTATTCTTTATACCATAATGGTAGATACAAGCAGGTTAGGAGAAACCCCTACACCTAACATCATTAATGAGTTAGTAAAAGATGAAGAAGTGGAAACTATAAGTTTAGGAGAATCAAAAATATCAAAAAAAGATAGGGATCTATATGATATATCTGTTCAAGGACTTGTAAGAAATATGAATCAAACATTTTATAGAAAATTTAAACAACAGTTAGGAACTGATATAGTTCCTGTATATGCACAGTATGTAAAGTCAGGAAACTTAAAAGGAATTAAAATATTTATAAGAAAAGATTGGTTAAAAAAGAAATATGAAGCAAATTTATCATTTGCTGAATGGTTAATTAAAAAAGGAAAACGAAATTTAGCAGTTAAACTTGAAGAATGGGAAAAATCACCAAGTCAACAAAAACCACATTGGATAAAACGTGAATGGAAAAAATGGCAAGAAGAAGGAGGAATTAATTTATTGTTTGAACAGTCCCAAAACAAAGGTGTTTTTGCTTTTAAATCAAAATACGATCGTGTATCTGAAATAACTACAAAAGGAAAAAGTGGTAGAATACAAGGAGAAGTGAAACAGCTTTATACTAAACCATTAAAAAGTGCAGATTTTGAAAAATTAATTGATCCTGAAAATGAAGATTTTATATTTGGTGATAGAAACGTTAAAAATTATTTCTCTTCATCAATGTCAGATGAAAAAGAACGAAAAATATATCGTGATGTTATGAAAGGGGTTTTAGATGAATATTGGAAGATATATGAACAAATACAAGCAGTAGGATTATCAACTCCTGAAGGACTTGAAAATGTTGAAGCACTTACAAATTTTGAAGCAGATTTTCCTAATATAGAAAGAATAAGAAAATGGTTTGTTAAAAAAGGTATTTATCAAAATAGTCCACAGTTTAGACCATCTAATAGATACTATACATTAGAAAAATTTAATGAGTTAAAAACAAACACTCAAAGAGCAAATTTTATAGATAGAGCAACTTTTTTGATTGCAAATTCAATATATATTAAAAATAACAATATTAAGGTTCGTGCAAATTCTCAAAGTGGAGGTAAAAAAGTACCGATATCAAGAGCTAGAGCATATAAAAAATACTCAAAAGACAGAAATAAATATAGTACTGAAAGGGTAAAACAATATGAAGGTTGGAAAGTTGATAATAGAAAAATTGCATCTTCATTAAAACGAACAATAAATAGGCAAGATAATAGGAAGAGGAGTAGGTAAATCTATATAATATAAGAGGTTTATATTAAATTATGGGTAATTCAACAATGTACACTACAGGTGAAGAATTAAAATCTCTTATTAATGATAGTTGGACTCTTTCTAGTCAACCTCAAGTGTCTTTTAAATGGGAAGAAAAAACCACTGGATTTATGGACGATAGAAGAGATATGATATTAATTACGCCTACCACTGAAAACCCACAATATTTTAGTCTTTATGGTCAAGATTTTTTTCATGAGATATATTTGACTATAGAAATACACACTTTTCAAAACATAGATCATAATCAAAATATAGTAAATGAGGTGTTTAGAATAATTAAATCTAACATAAGAGGAACTGATTATGTGGATCTTATGCTTCAATCATCATCTCAAAATAATGATTTATATAGGAATATATTCAATCATACAATAACTGTAAGGTATAGAAAACTTAATCCATAATATTTATAAGTCAATAGGATAAATAAAAACATGGTACGAACAGGTGCACATACTTATGTAAAATATGGTTGGGAAACAGGTTTTGCAACAATAGGACAAGCATCAGATATTACTAAAAAATTCGGATTACAAGATAGATTATCAAGTTGGACACTAACAAATAATAAAGTAGATTTAAATAAACTTAATCAAAATACAGTAGATAAATATGCATACGGTCAAGAATCAGGAACTATGTCAGTTGGATTCACATTATCCAATCCTTGGATATTTGGAACCGTTTTAGGTGCACCAACAAAAACAGGTTCAGGATCACCATATACTTACACTTATCCACAAAGTTCAGGACTTCCTAAATCCCCTAGAACAATACAAGTGGAAGTAGGTTATGATGGAGCATCAGCAGATATCGTGAGAACAGCAAAAGGTTGCCTAGTTAATTCATTTTCAATTAACGCAGCAGTTGGTGGACTTGTTGATTGTACTGCTGATATTACTTATGGTAAAGAATCAGCACCATCTACATCATTAACTTCAGCACCATCATTACCAAGTGTAGAATTTCCATATACTTTTGCACATGCTGAATTAACAATAGGTGGAAATGTAGTTGCACAATGTCAAGATGCAAGTGTCAATATTTCACAAAATACAGAATTACTTTATGGCTTAAATTCACATCAAGCAGTAGATTCATTTAAAAGAGTTTTATCAATGACAGGTTCATTTAGAGCATCTTTAATTAATAAAACATTATTTGAAAAAGTACTTGAACAAATTAAAGCAGGTACAGCAGGTGCTTCAACTTACAGCGAAACTGTTGGTGGAAGTCCAGAATTCAAATTAACATTTATTAAAGACAATACTAATGAAAAAATTGAAATTACTATGACAGGTTTAGGTATTAATGAATATTCAGTAACAGGTATTGAGCCAGTAGAGCCAGTATTTGAAGAAATTACTTGGACAGCAAAAACAATTTCAGTAGTAGCAAAAAGTACCGTAGCTGCTGAAGAATAATAACAACACTTTTATATAGATATCATAAATATTCTATATGATAAAATCATTTGAAATAGATTGGGAAGGTAAAAAAGAAACTGTTGAATATGAAGATGATATTACTTTTGGTGAATTAGAAGCTATTCTAAATAAATGTCTTGATATGACACATGTAAATGAACCTAAAGTTAATTTACCATTATATAGACAAATGATATTAACATCAGTTATAACAAAAGCACCTTTTGAAACAAAAGATACAGCAGCAATTAGAAATCTTAAAGCAAGTGTTGCAAAAACAATCATGAAGGAGGTCATGAAAGACTACCCTTTAGCAAAGTATCTGGAAGAGTGGGTGGAGACTTTCGTGGGGGAGGATATACAAGATCAACTGGATCAATATACTACTTCTTCGCAAGGGAATTCGGTTGGGACAAACAAAAAGTCGACTCCCAACAAGTAGGATATCTTAACATTATTATATCTGAATATAAGGAAGAAGCACGCAAACAAAGAGTAAATTTAAATAAGTAGCACGGATACGATATATATGGTCATTCCTACTGATGAAATGGAGATGGAAGCTTATACTAAGTATTTAGAATTTTTCAAAAAGAAAATTGAATTACAAAGAGTTTCATCAATTCAAAGACGTAAAGAAGTAGCTGATTATGAGCACATGCTTGTAACTCAAAGACAAATGCAAAGAACAATGACTAGATTGTCAGGTGCAGGTGGTGCTTTAGGAAGCGTGATGAATTTATTACAAGGAGTAGGATCAATGAAAGTTGGCAACTATCAAAGACTACAACAGTTAAATAAACAAGGTACACTTACTTCTCAAGAAAGAAAAGAAAAACTCATGTTAGAAGGTAGTGGAAAAACTAATGCAGTACTAACAAGATTAGATAATTTGTTTGAAAAGACATTTGGTGGTGATTCTAAATGGAATCAAATGTTTGGAGGTCAAGGTAAAATGGCAGCAGCAGGTATTGGAATGGGTGCAATAGGAGCAGGAATAGGATTATCATCAAAAATTATTGATTCATCTCCTTTAATGCAACAGATGTTAAAATTACTTAATTTTGGTATTATGCTTATACTTAGACCTATAGGTGATTTCTTTGCAATGTTATTTAGACCTATATTGATACTTTTATTAAGAAAATTCATTATACCATTTTATCAAACTGTTTATCCTTGGTTTATGAACAATGCTAGAATGATAAATGATGTGGTTAGTAGTGTAGAAAGTATAGGTGAAGATATTACTAAAGGTGTTACAGAAAGTGCTAAGGTGGCATCAGCAGGAATTTCAAAATCAACTACTGCATTAATTACAAAAATAGCACCTAAAGCTTTTGCAACAACAATTAAAGAAACTCCTATACCAAAAGCACCAAAAGATGCAGTAAGTCCAAAAAGTGTTGTTACTGCAACTAAAACAATAGCAAAAACTGCAACTGCCACTGAAAAAATTATAGCAAATGTAGGTAAAGCAGTAAAAGTAATGGATACAATATCATCTGCTCCTGCAAAGATAATAAAAGCAAGTGTATCTCCGTTGTTATCAGCAGCAAAAACTGTTAGTAATGTAGGTGTTAATCTTGCTACTGTAGGTCAAGCAGATAAAATAGCTAAACAAACATCAAAAGTTACTTCACCTGCTGTTAAATCATTACAAACAGCTTTACAAAAATCAGGAATGATGGCAGCAGCAAAAACAAGTTCTAGATTTATACCTGTTGTAGGACAAGCATTGTTGGCAGTAGATGCAGCAGGTTCTCTTATGAAACAATTTGCTAAGCCTCAATATGACATGGTACGAGACGGTGCATTAGGAGTAGGTAAATTCTTTGGAGATGATAAAGGAACTTATACTGAACACGCATTAGACTTTTTAGGATTTGGTAAACAGTCAACTGCTGAACAAGTAACAGGAATGGCAGGTGGAATAATGGATTTCTTTACTGGACACAAAAGAGATCAGAAAAAGGAAGGTGCATTTGGATTAGGTGGAATATTTGGTATGGCTAATGGTGGAGTTATCAGAGAACCAATTAGAGGTGTAGGTAGATCAGGACAAAAATACATGTTTGGTGAAAGAGGATCAGAAGCAGTAATACCAATGAATAGAATAACAAATGATGCAGGCGTAACATTAAACGTAACAGTTAATGGTAGCATATATTCAGATAAAGATATGCTTAAATTCCAAAGAACAATAATGAAAGCAATAGAGACAAGTAGTACGAGGAAGGCTAAACTATGACTGGCGTAGAAATACAGTTGTATAAAATACACCCTGAAAAATACACCAATTCATCAAATGATGCAGTAGATGAATATAGAATAGACAAGTTTGTAGCCAAGACATTTGAGTCCATAGGAATAGATTTGAACACACCTATATCACCTATGCCTTTACCTGAAGACAGATCTACAGAAAACATATTGGTGAAAATGGAAGGTAACTCACAACAGGTAAGATTTGGTTGCAGGTTTGATGGTAACTTAGTTGAATTAAGCTATGTAGAAGATATAGATGAGATAAGAACAGATGCAGGAATTGTAAATGTAGATACTGCCCTTGATGGTTCAGCATATAATTATGATGCAAATATTATAAACGAAGATGATAATATACAGTTAGTACAAACATTTTTAAATAACTTTGAATCAAGATCCATAACTGACACATTCGTATTAAGAATAGTAGACAAGTCACAGTCACCTGAAAAGATTCTATTTTCAGGTGGTGGATCAATTCAATCAATCAATACATCTACAGATTCATCTTCTCCTGTAGTTTGGAATGTCAACGTGGACTTTTTAGTAGGAAATGTAATATCAATATATGATGCCGATGTGCCTGAAGAGGTAACAGGTTTAGAAGTAAGTGTACCTTCATCGGGAAGTATAAAATTCAGATGGAGTGATCCTGCAAGAGAAGGTGGATCTGCGATTACTAAGTTTTGGTTTGTTTGGCAAGACACATTACTAGGTGTATGGAACTCCCTTAATTCTATCACATACGCAGCAGCACAGAGTACAATACCTGCAAATGAAACCAAGTACTCATACACATTAACATCTTTGCCTACAAATAAAACTTACAAAGTATATGTGGTTGCTGAAAACACGGCAGGTGTAGGTGCAATATCAGAGATTGTCAGGGTTGGGTTATGAGATCCTTTGTTAAACTCTTAAAAGAAAACACTCAGGGTTCAGCTCAAGTAACTTCTGTTGTTCCTTTGGATCATGCAGAAATATCAAGAGATGGTTTGAGAGCAGTGGATTCTGGTATGTTTACATGTCCTTCAAGAATAGAATCAAATATAGGAGATGAATACAAATACATACAGGATATAGCAGATGCAACACATTTGAGAGGTGCTTACTTGTTTCAAGGTTCATGCCTTGACGAAAGTGGATATAACAACGATCCTGTAAATCAAACACATGCAACAATATCTGGTTTTACAGATTATGATGGATTGGATTATACATTAAATACTGCTACAAATAAATTTAAAAATTTTTATGGTGCAACTGCAACAACTAATGGTAAAGGTGCAATAATTCCAAACAAGTTTCTTAAAGATGGTATTACTAATACATTTGACTTTTCAGGAGATTTTGACATATTTTGTTGGGTAATTGCTGATGATTCCAATGGATCTAGTGGAACAATATTTTCAAAAACTAACAGTTCTACTGAAGGTATAAGAATATCATTAAATAAATCTGGAAGTCAATACTATGCATCTGCATATATTCATACTACCAATACAGGAGTCACTTCTAAGTCATTTTCTACAACAGGTAATGACGGTGGTTCTGCATCATACGTTCAAGCTGATGAACCATGTCTTATAAGACTACAAAGAAAAGGCATAACATTTAATTTATGGTTAGTTAACGGTTCAGAGTCTATTCCATTTGGTTCACCTAATGGAACTTATACTGGAACTACTTCATTTCCAAAAAGCAAAGGTTCTTTTTCAGTACCTACTGACGCAACTATAGGATCACAAGCAAATGGATATAGTGGTAATACGGTTACATCTGTAACCAACAAGTTTGGAGGTAAATTACAATCTATAAGAATATACTCTAACGTACTTGAAACATTTAGTTCCAATCAAATATTTTCATCAAGACCTATACCATTGATTATGAAACTTGCAGGAACTTTATACAAGTTGGAATCTGGTATAGATCAAAAGAAATTATATGTAAAAGGATTTGGTAAAGTAATAATAGACACATTGGTAAGTGCAGAGTTGTTAACATCTGGAACTGCAACAGGAGAATATTATCAGTATAGTGGATCAAGAACTTTAACAAATTTTACAAATGCTACTCCTATAGAAATAGTAAGAGCAATATTTGCTAAACTCAATGCTGCACTTTCACTAACACCTACTTTCAAATTAAGTGTAAGAGATCTCACTACTGTGTCAAACGTATTAAATACTTACAAAGCCGAAGGTAATTTTTTAGAAATTGTTGATCAATTAATGACAATAGTTGACAAGTCATTTTATGTATCACCAAGAGGAAAATGTATTATAGAAGATCAAGAAATTGATTTGACTGGAACATTGAAGTTTGGTAAAAAATATAATATAAGTGCAGATGGATTTGATGATACTTTGACTGTAAATGACTTGTATGTATCTACAAGAGCAGGTGGTAATTTCAATGTAATACATACAGATGATTCAACGTCTATTAATCTTATAGGAATATATTCAAAAAGAATATTGGCACCTCAGATTACTGATGCCACGGCAGCAACAAATTTTATGAATAAATTTATTGCTAAGCATAAAGATATTAATTCCAGATATACCATAATTGCCCCTGCTTTGATAGATTTTGTCAGAGAAAATTTCAAGATAAAAGTCACAAATACAACTAAAAATCTTGATGTTGACAGTACTATAAAATCAATAACTTGGACTTATCCAGAAGGAAAAACTGTAATCGAAACAGGTGACTTTTTATTAGATGCTTTTGATATAGAAAAGACTTCAGCAGAGGCAATTCAGAACTTAGTTACTGACACAAATCTAAACCCATAATAAATTTTACTGTTTGGATTATTGATAATAATATTTAAATACTTCAATAATAAACATATTACATGTTAATTCACGGTAACGGTAAAGAACTCCCAAGCGAGATAGACCCAAAAAATAATATTTGTTTAGTAGTAACCCACGAAGACGGTTCAAAAGATTGGTGGTACGGATCAAACCTAGTCACCAATGACGGTGATATATATTATGCTAAAAAAGCAGCAGGAGAAACCCCTGCAACTAATGAGGACTTTGGTGCTTCAGCATGTGTTTTACAAAACCCATCAAGTGCAGACACCATTGCAAAAACTGATACCTATGGAAGCGTAAACAATCCAATTACAACTACAGGTGCAGTTAGAGGTTTAACAGCAACTTATCCAAAAACCGATGATCAAGATTCTGATAATACAGGTGCTTCAGCAGATGCAATATCTTACAGATTTGATTGGGCAACCAACCAAATTGATACATCAGCAGGAAACCCAATTACAGGAGGAGCAATTTATGATGTTGGACAAACATCTCCAGTATCAGGAACTAAAATCTTGACACACTGGAACTTTACATCTCCTGCAACATTCCACAAGACAAGCACAGATACTCTAAAATTATTCGTCAACCATACATTTAACGGAGTATAACCACTACCATGTTTAATTCATGGAGTGTATTTAATCTTTTAGAACGATTAAATATGAGGTTCCCAAAAGCAACAGGGGGACTTGACGACAAAGTTAGATTTGATGAGAAAGTAAATTTTGTACTAACAAAAGAAAACAAAGAGGTACGTGGTAATTAATGGCACGTAAAGCACTTTATAAACACGCAACACAAGTAGATACTAATACTTATCCTGATGATGGTTCTTCTCCAGTAGGTTCTAATGAATGGAATGAATCACCAGATCCACAAGGTATGCTTGGTTTTTCTCCACAAACAGCAACCATTACAATAGCAAGTGGAGCTGCAACAGTTACAGATACAATTACAGTAGTCGCAGCAGAGACAGGAACAACTGATACTTTAGACACATTAGCAATTACAAATACAAATGAATATGACTTGGTTTATTTATTCGCAGATACAGGCGATACAATCACATTAACAAACACATCAAGTCCTTCAGCAGATGGTCAAATTAGAACTGTCAGTAATGCAAACGAAACATTATCATCAACTACACCTACAATTCTCATAAGAAAAGGTAATTATTGGTATGGATATGGTGGTGGTGTGGTCAATACATTGAATGATATTGGAGACGTAACAATTACAGGAATTACAAGTGGTGAAATTCTAAAATGGAATGGTTCAGCATGGATTAACCAAACACTTGCAGAAACTGGCATAGCATCAAGCACATTAAACTCTGCACAACTTTATGTTGGAAACGGAAGTAATGTAGCAACAGGTGTAGCACTTTCTGGTGATGCATCAATTACAAATGCAGGAGCAATTTCAGTTTCAGATTTAACAATCAGTGGTGAAACAGCACAGGATTTATTATACTATAACGGATCAAATTGGGTTAGACTTGCAAAAGGAACTGACGGTCAAGTATTAAAAACAGAAAGTGGATCACTTGCTTGGGGAGCAGGTGGTGGTGGAGCAACAATAGTTCACACATATTCAAATACTACAAACACAGCATACACAGGAACAGCAAGTTCATTTGGAACAGT